TACTATGATGGAACTCGTCCAAAAACTGTCCGTCGGGGACGGCGCGACCTCGTTCGTAGATACGAACGACCGCTTACACTACGAACCAGCGGGCGACTCGAACGCGCCGGAGGCGATAGATTACGCCTCGACGCGGGTCGTAGACGCGGAGTTTAGCCGCGACTCGACGGACATAGTAAATCGCGTAACCGTTCAGGGCGTGGACGACCTACAGGTTCAGTTACAGTCCTCGGGGAGTATCGCGTTCTACGGAGTCGCGCCCCGGGATAAGCCTCTCGTTGAGAAAGAGATTCAGAACCGGGACGAACTCGTAGATTACGGGGAGGGGTTTCTGAACGATAACGCGTGGGACGACACCGCTATGAGTTTCACAATAGCCGACGCCGCTTACCGAAAGATAGAGATAGGACAGGTGATAGATATATCGTGGTCCCCACAGGACATTAACGGAACGTTCGTCG